AGATTTAGAGTTAAAAGAAGTAATTAATTCAGAATTCAATCAATATGATCAAGTTATATTAGTAGGTAAACAAGAAGAATCTGACACTAAGATACAAATTATATTTTATTGTAAAAAGAAAGGGGGAGAGCAACTTAGGAATGCAATTATGAATGCTCTCTTAATTAAAGATGTATGAGTCGAACATCCAAAAAGCAGTTCCTAATTCGTCAGAAACTCAAAGAAATTGAGCCTATAATGGAAAATAGGCGCAAGATTATAGAAAAGGATAGGATTAGATGTCTCGCCTATGGTCGGACCTACCGCGTCAAGTCATCTATGACGGCTGAAGAGTGGATCTTGTTCAAGACAAAGGGGATCTCTCCCTCTTGACACCGGATAGACAACTGTGCTATACTGGGGCTTGAATGTATAATGACATTAGTGTGTTGAAACGAAAGAATTTGATTGAAGTTGGTTAAGGAGAGAAGTCCACGATGTCAACTTTTATTCTACTCTCTTTAATTCAATCGACAAGTTGGTTTCATGATAAGATTTTTCAAGAACTTTCCGCCTTAGGTCTTTTAGGGGTTGCTTTTACTTGTGGAATTCTTTGGAATAAGATTTATACTTTAGATAGGAAAGTAGAAGAACATATAACATTTTCGAATCATTGTTTTGAGGAGAGAGTAGCGAATGAAAAACTTGTCGGAGAAAGTCTCGCAGAAATTAAGGCTGAGGTTAGAGCAATCAAGGAAGTTTGCGAAGAACTTCGACAATCAATACGAGACTTGGCTTATGAAGCGCGTAGCAAATTCTCCCCTAAAACAGATTAAAACTTCAAAATGAGATTTTATGAATCTTTTAAATTGTCCCTTTTGTGGAAGTAGTGCTAAGAGTGGAGTACAATTTGGGGAGTGGGATAGAATTGGGTGTGAAACTCCTTATCTTGTTTTTTGTACTAATGAGAAGTGTTTAATTGCAACTAAATATTGTAGAACTGAAGAAGAAGCCATTAAAATTTGGAATACTCGTTCTATTAGTAAAGAGTAGAAATGGCCACTCTCCGCCCATCTTTGTCCGCTTCAGAGGTTTTGCTCCGGAGGTCTGGAGTAATTGAATCTGAAAAGAAGAATGGAAAATCCCGTATCTCTCATATTCTAGATGATCGTGGTCTTGATTTAGAGCGGGCGGCCGAAGTTCTTCAAGAACTTTCTTATTCAGGCGACGAACAAATTAGATTCCGAACAATTGAAACCGCACTTAAATTGCACGACGCATTTCCTAAGGATTCAAATACGAATCAAGTACCAAATATCACCTTTGTAATCCGAGGTGATAATACAGATATTAAAGGCATTTTAACTCCACGTGAGGTGAATTTTGATGAGTTCTGATTCTTTACCATCTATGAAGTCTGAAATTACAGTAGGACTTGCTCCAGTACTTCCAATTGACGTTAAACCTAAAGTTAATTTAGAAGATAAATTTAGGGAACATCTTCGAAGAGTTTATCTTCTCTACTATCATTATGGCACTGTTCCTTGGGTTATCAAAGGTTTCTTCTTTGACGGTCCAATGAAAGATGCAATAATTAGAGCCCGTGAGCATTGTCTTCGTATGGGCATCCGCTTTATTAAAATTCGTCCTCTTGTAGTTGACTTAGAAGAACAAGAAAGACGAAAAGAGCAGGGTGAGTATGAAGAAAATTTTACTGAGTAAATGTTTAAATTGTCTCGGTAAAGGTATAATCTATGGTCTTAACAAGAGATACATAGGTAATTGTGCTCGATGTCACGGTAAAGGAATAGTTCTAAATCAATGTAATTGGGGAACTGGAAAATGATATGTTACTTCTGGGTTATAGCAGAACCAGAAAATTATACAATAAGTACTTCATCTTTAAATACTCCAAATATTATTCTTGGTCAAGATGAAGATTTTATTATAATGGATCCTGTTCTGCTTGGTAATTCTGTGACTAGTGAAAAACAGTAGGAAATTAAATATGAATCAACCTCTGAATGATGTAAAAGACCTGTATCTATTTCAATGGTTTCAAACACAGCAGGATTATGAGAGATTTAAAGGTTCACCATGTCCTCCATACGACCCTAGTAAAATGGTTAAAAATTGGTTTGATCCAAATGCTTTGTCTGGCGGGGTAAATCCAAATAAATCTATTTTGTATTCATTAACTTTTAATCTTAGTGCTAATGGTTCTATTCTACTTTCTGAGGATTATAAACCATTTGTAGATATGCTACTTTTAACTCGTGGAATAGCTGCAACAGTAAACATTCCTCCCACTTCAGTCTCATCTAACGAAATTATAGGTATTGTTCCATGTCCAATGAGGCCACTTAGAATTAATGAAGAGTGGTTTGTTTCATTAGGTGGAATTGTTCAAGTAAGAGATAAGACTTATTCACTTTCCACTCCACTTGAGACTGGATTTACTCAAGTGGATCGTCAAATTTTAAGTGATATTGTTAGTTATTTGAGTAATATCTACAGTTATTTGAAAGAACATATGTAGTTAGAAGATGCCTCTCACTAAAGGAAGTTCAAAAGTAATTATCTCGAAGAATATAAGTGAGATGGTTCACTCGGGACATCCTCACCGTCAAGCGATTGCCGCGGCTTTAGATACCGCGCGACGTTTTAAGAGAGTGATGAAGAAAAGGAAAAATGAGGAAAAAAATTAATTGGTATCGTGTTTCTACTAGCTCTTATTTATGTTGTCATTTTCATATCTGGTGGGTTAAAAGTGACGACATTTATTTAATCGAACTAGGTGAAAAGTTTTGAAAATAGAAATTCAATTTAAGAATACCTTCCAAGAGGAGTGGTTTAATCTAACCGCTCGCAATACCTGTTTTTCAGGTGGATTCCAAAATGGTAAAACGTATGATGCCTGCCTAAAGGGTTTTACTCTTCTATCTACTTTCCCTAGATATCGCCTTGTAATTGCTCGTCAGGTTCTCAAGGATCTCAAAGCAACTACAATGATGACTTTCTGGAAAATCTGTCCAAAAGAATTCATAGCCAAACATTCAGATCAGGAAGGAATTACTTGGCTTAAAAATGGGTCACAAGTTCTATGGATGCACCTCGATTCATTCGACGAACAATCCCTAAGAGGATTAGAAATCAATTCGGCAATTCTAGATCAAGCAGAAGAAATAGAAGAATCCGTCTATATCATCTTAGATTCACGTATAGGAAGATGGGACAAGGCAGAAGTTCCAGCCCGTCTACTCAAGAGTTTAAAGAATTGGCCAATAACGAAACTGGGAAATTACAAAGTCCCTACCTACATGATGATTCTCTGTAATCCAGATACCCAGTTTCACTGGATTTACAGAAGGTATCATCCTGATTCACTTGAAAAAAGGCCAGAACATTTGATGGTTCAAGCACCTACTGATCCAAATTTAGGTGATGTTGAAACCATGAAACAAATGTTATCGCGCGATCCTGAATGGGTTCGTAGATATGTAAAAGGTGAATGGGGAGTCTCCGAATCACAAATACACTATTTAGATCCTTCCTCAATCTTAGAGCCTACCGAAGAATTACTGGATAGGATAAAAAAGAAAGGTAATCTATTTAGAATTTTGGATCACGGGGACTCCGCGCCCACTTGTTGTCTTTGGTGTGCTGCTTTAGATGGCAACTATATTTTCTTCCGAGAGTATTATGTGCCGAATGAGTTAATTTCTGCTCATAGGAAACATATTCATGAATTGTCGGAAGGTGAGACATATTCGGCCAATTATGCTGATCCTTCCATTTTTAAGAAATCCTCTCAGAAAGAAGGTGGATTTTGGACAGTCGCCGATGAATATTTAACGAGTACATTAGGAGCCCCTCCTATTGTATGGTTAGCAGCAGATAATAACGAATTTGCAACGCGCAATCGCATCAACGAGTTGTTAAAAAGGCAACTTGGTAGAAAATCTCCTATTTCGTCCTTGCAAGGGGAACCAGATACTCCGATGCCTGGTATTTATTTTATAAAGCGGACATCGGAGTATCCAAATGGTATTCATAATGCAATTTTACAAATACAAGCCCAGCGGCGACTCAAAATAGGTGATGATAACGGCAAGGCAATTTATTCTGACGAGCGAGAAGCATCTGTAGCGGATCATGCTTATGATTGTGTCCGTTATTTTGTAGCGATGCACGGGTCTAGTCGAATTCCTGAGAAGAAACGACCTCCCGTGCGATCTTTCGCCTGGTACGACTACCTTTTAACAAAGAGAAGAAATTTAACAGCAGCATCAGTTTAATTTATGAAAACTATACCTGATCCACTTTTAAGTAAAAAGAAGTTTTTAGATATGGTAGAAGATTTAGTTTCTAACTTTATGTTTTATGATAGGAAAGATGATGAAGATGCTCATGTTGGATCTATTGAAATGGCCATTTATAGTAAAGTTATAACGCCAGAAGAATTAGCAGATAAATTTAAAACCTGCCTTATTTCGTATTTAGAGGAAGAGTAAATTTTGGAACCACATAATCGCTGGTCAAAACGAATCTCGGCCGCTAACCGTTTCTTTGACGCTTGGGAAACTTTGTTTAAGTGTAAGTCTTTGGAGAAGTATTATGAAGGTTTTCATTGGAATCTCAATAATCTTACTAATTATAATCCTTATACTATTAATGAGTTTTATTCTATTATTAAGATAAAGATAGCTACTTATCTTTTCTCGCGTCCTCATTTTCTAGTCTCACCTGTCCCTGGTTCTTCGGATTACGACCTTGAATTTGCCGCTAAATCTGCTCAACTTAAAGAAGACCTTATCAATACAATAATTGAAGATCCAAATTCTTACTTTAAAGATGAGGTTAAACTTGCTTTTTTAGACTCTATTTTCCGTTTTGGTATAATGGAGGTAGGATATGCCGCGGATTGGATTAGAAATCCTCGCGTTGGAAAGCCACTTCTTAAAAGTCATAGAGACTTTGATACTTTACCTGAAAAAGACAAAATTTTACGAGAACCTGACGAGCTTCCTGCCAACGAAAGAATATATTTTAAACGTATACATGCAAAAAGGTTTAGAATTGGTGGGGTGGATGCAGAACATCTAAGTCGATGTAATTGGGTAGGATATTACGATTTTGTCTTTAAGTCCGACCTTCTTTCGATGAAAGGTCTTAAATGGATTGATAAGGTTCATAGTATAATTCCTAATCGAACTGAAGATTATGATGAGTATCGTGGTGTAAATGATGAGGATTTACTTAGGGGTGGTGACGTATTTAAAATTTGGCATATCTGGGATCTCAGGTCAAAGGAACGACTTTTAATTCTTGATTCTCAAGGTTTAGAACTCTGGAAGAATCCCTTTAAGAGATTACCTCTTTTTGATTTTAGGTGGGATCTTCGTACACATGGTTGGTATCCTATTCCTCCTTCTTTCCAATGGCTCTCACCGCAAGATGAAATTAATGAAGCACGCGAACAAATGCGTGCTCACCGCAGAAGATTTACTCGAAAGTTTCAAGCACTTGAAGGTACTGTTGATGCAGAAGAAATAGAAAAGTTTGAACATGGTCCTGACGGTACAATTATAATTGTTAAGAGGGATAATGCGATTCAACCTATTCAAGATGCAAATATTGGAGCAGCAGTAACGCAATCTTTTGTAACTTCTTCTGATGATCTAAATAAAGTCTCTGGGACTAGTTCTGAACAGCGCGGTCAAGCTGACAGAACTACAGCTACTCAAGCAAGATTAATTGACATCCGTTCTGGAATTCGAGAAGATTATGAGTCGTCTGATATTCAGGATTGGATGATTCTTATTGCACGAGAGACACTTCTTATCGCGCGGGATAAATTGGTAATGGGCACTTGGGTTAAGATGACTTCAGACCCAGGTGAGCATTTCTTAGGTGAGGTTCAAGAAAATAAAGAAGTTTATCAATGGGTGACAAGTGAAGACCTTTCGGACTCTTATGATTTTCGTATTAAGTTGGATGTTGTCAGTATGTCTCCAGTCAAGGCCGAAGAGGAAAAGAAGAAATTCCTCGAATTCCTCTCAGTGGTTAATAACTTTCCTCAGATCATTCTCTCTCCGATTCTTATAAGGGAAGCAGCTTATCGTTGTGGCTATCGTAACGAGAAAGTTATTAAGGAAATGATGAACGCTGCACTTGTTCAGGCAATGGGACAAGCTCAAATGAATAGTGGAGGTGCTCCACAAGGAGCAGGCAGTAATACTTCTCAACAAATTACTGAACAGCAACTTCCTCAAACTCAACCAGAGATTGAAAATCAGATTGGGAAACAACTTTTGGTTCAATAAAGGATAAATTATGGCAGACGAAACTAAAGATACTACATCACAAGATTCTCAGAATCAAGAAACTATTACAACTGAGGAAACTCAAACTACTACTTCAGAGACTCCAGAAGAAACAACTGAAGAAAAAGTAGAAGAAGTAGATGATGATACAAAGCAAGCAATTGGTCTTTATAATGCTTTAAAAGATCCACAAACAGCGGTCGTAGTTATTCGCACATTGGCAGAACGACTCGGCTTAGATGTGGGTACAAAGAAAGAAGCCAAAGCGGCTCAACAAACTATCGAAGATATCTTTAGGGAATCTCTCGGTAGTGAATATCAGTTTCTTGCAGATAAAATTGCTCCAGCAGTTGAAAGAGCTGTCAATTTAAGATTGCAAGAAGTAAACTCAAAGCTCCAAGAACAGGAGCAAAAAGCAACAGAAAGAGAAGTTGAAGATGCTCTCTCTTATCTGAATAGAACAACGAAGGGTGAAGCGAAAAAGTTCGAGGGTCGAATTGTAAAACTCATGGATCAATTCTTGCCAGCTCCCGGGCAAAAAACCAGAGATTATATCAAAGGTCTTTATAATATTGCAGCGGCTGAAAGTCGTGAAAAGGCAATTCAAAAGGGGATGGCGGATAAAATTAACCAAAATGCGGCTGATGTGGGTTCTCGCTTACAAACTTCGGGTTTAGATGACTCTCGTGCAAAGGGACCAGCTAAATTATCCTTACGACAAAGTGTAGAAGCTGCTGTTCAAGCAGCCACGAATAAACAAGGATAAAAGAAATGAGTATTACGCTAGGTTCTACAGCTCCATCACAGATTACCCTTAATCTTGACGATGTTTTTGCACAATCTCTTGCCAATTATCAGAAAGAGATGATTGATAATATTGGTAAAGAATTGCCTTTTCTTTATATGCTTTTGGCTTCTGGTCAATATCAGGGTACTGATGGTGGAACTGATCTTCGGGGTCCATTGATGTATGCAATGAACACAATGGATTCGTATGACGGATATGATGAAATGGGTGTTCTTCCAACAGAGGGAGTAACTCAATGGGTAGATGAGTGGCGTCAGTGTGCTACTCCCATTGTTTATTCTATGAAGGAAGTCATTCAGAATGCTCGTCAAATTGTAGACTTTGTGGAAACTAGAATTAAACAAGCAGAAATGGGAATTCATGAAGGATGGTCTGATGCCTTTTTCACTGGCGCTGGTGCTACTTCTGCTGCTCTTTTAAGAACTCCCAAAACTTCTCCTATCAATGGTTCTAGTTACTTTAATCCTATTGGTAAGTTGATTGATTATGTTCCTACTAATAGTAGTACTGTTCACAATATTAATCAATTTACTTACTCTTGGTGGCGGAATTTGATTAAGGCATCTTCCGCTACTACTGGTGATGGTCTTTTGAGTGAATGTCTTACTTTTTACAATACCCTTGGTCTTAAAACAGGTGGAAAACCTGAATTGATGATTTGCGATCAAACTACTCACGAACTTTTGACTCAAGCTTATTTTCAGCGTTTTCGTGCTACCCAGACTGACAATAACTTTCCCTTTGAGAATATTCGTTTGAGAAATGCCCGTATTGTTATGGAATCTGCTGTGAATGATGTCTATACTCCAGCGGCTGGAACTGACACTAAGGGTACTATTTACTACATGAACATGAAGTATTTTCGCGTGAAATACATCAATGGGCGTAACTTTGAAATGCTCAAAGATGAAAACGGAAAGACTTTCGTGAAACCAAACAACGGAGATTCTCGTCTTGGCCACTTGGCGTGGATGGGACAAGTTATTTGTAACCAACGGCGGAAGCAAGGAGTTCATGGTAATATTGCCAGAACTCTAACCTTCTCTGTTTAAACTTTGGGAGATAAACCAAAGTAAAAGGAGAGACGAATCCTATGCGTTTTAAGCAAGCTGGAAATAAGCGAGACAATCTGATTATTGTCGTAAAGAATGCAGAAGCGTCTGCAACTCTTACGGCAAAAACTCCTGTCTGTTTTGTGATGAATGGAACAGATGATGGATTGGCTGTCGTTAAACCTTCAACTGGTACTGTTTCTGCGGCTCACGCTGCTTTTGCAGGTTGTCTTCTAGAGTCAATTGCAGTAGGTAAATGTGGCGAATCCATGGTTTATGGATTTGTAGAAGATGCAGTTCTTCTTAGGATGGTGAGAGCAAATACGAGTGGTGGAAGTTCATGGACTTCGAGTGAATCCATTGCTAAATTTACTCCACTTAACGTTGATACTGTGAATGACTGCTTTAGTTCTTTTGCCACTGTTGTAGCTGCAACTGGATATCTTCCTTTTGCATTTTTGGCAGAAGACGTTACTTCTCAAGCAGCTTCGGGCACAAATGCTACTGACACTAGAACTGCAATTACTGTTGCTGCAAATATCTTTGTCCGCTCGATGTAATTTAGAGGGGAGGAAGGGAGAGACTTTCCTTCTGAGTCTCTCCCTTCGGGATTATGTATAAAACTTTAATTGGTGTTAATATACTTACTTCGATTCAGTCTCAACCTTACGCCAATCACATGCAATTTTGGTATCGTCTGGGTAGGCAATATCCAGAAGATCAATTTTTCTTTATGACTCCTCCTCGCATGTCGATTGATCGGATGCGGAATGAGTCGGCTAAAATTGCATTGGATCAGGAATGTGATTATTTGATGTTTATTGATGATGACGTTCTTGTTCCTATTACAGCGTATCGTGATTTAGTCGAAATGATGACTCTCGGATATGATGTAGCGGCTGGAGTCGTAATTATCCGCGGTTATCCTTACGATGTGATGCTTTTTAAGGAAGAATACAAGAATGGAAGATTGGGTCTTCCTCGTTTCAATGATTATAAGGAACATATAAATGATGACGGATTTTCTGTTAATTGCGGTGCTGTTGGCTTTTCTTGCGTTCTTATCTCTGTTTCTTTACTCAAGAAGATTAAGCCGCCGTATTTTGTTACTGGAACAAGAAATACGGAGGATATCTACTTTTGTATCAAAGCAAAGGTGCAAGTCCCAGGTGTCAAAATTGGAGCAACACTTAAAGTAAAATGTGGTCATCTTGGGGTTCCTAGTGTTTATACTCCTGAAAATAGACTTCTTTATAAGGATTTAAACGAGAAAGAAGATCCTACTCTTCTTAGTCCTTATGATAGTACTAATCGTAGTGATGAGTATATTGAGAAATGCTTAAGTTCACTGGAATTAACTTAAACTTAGGATGCGGAACAAGTAAGACTTCTTGTTGTATAAACGTTGATTTAGACCTCTCCTTTAAGCCTGATTTAGTTTTCAACTTAAAACATCCGTTTCCTATTAAATCTTCTTCTGTAGATAGGGTGTTCTTAGTTCATGTAATAGAGCACCTTGAGGAGTATTTACATTATGACTTACTTTCCGACATATACCGTATCCTTAAATTCGGTGGTTTGTTCTTTGTTTCCTATCCTGAGTTTGTACGATGTGCTCAAAACTACATTGATAATACGCGAGGTAAACGTGAGTTTTGGAAGCACACTATTTTTGGACGCCAGGCTCATAAATCTGACTATCACTACTCCTTAATGAATACTGATGATCTTGTTGATCTTCTACAAGAGATAGGTTTTGAGAATATAAAATATAAAGAAGAGTTGGATAAGGAAGTTTATAATACGATGTTAGTTTGTTATAAAGGGAATCCTAAAATGAATTGGGAAGACGTTCTTAGACAGGAGATATTTGAAAATGGGACAAATAGCAACGGGTAGTGTTTTAACCGCAGCAATCGCAAAAGACGCTAGTTTGTCAGGTGCTGTAGATTTAGGGGGTTGTAGTTTAGTTGGAATTGAAATGCCATCTGTTTGGACCTCGGCGACACTTACATTTCAAGCAAGTGATGATGGTGTTACATATTACAATCTCTATGATGAATATGGTACTCAAGTTGAATTTCAAGCCGCGATATCTATTTATATCGCTATGAAAGATAATCTTGGTCTATTTTCTGGTATCAATTATCTTAAAGTGAGAAGTGGAACTTCTGGTTCAGCAGTTAATCAAGCTGCTGCAAGATCCCTTAAGTTAGTTGTAAGGATACTTAGGTGAGTCTTCTTTTACTTCAAGGAAGTGAGCAACAACGTAAGAGAGTTGTACTTTGCGATAGTCTAGTTCAGATGCTAGAGTTTGTAATTTTTACTATTGAACACAGGGAAATTTTAGTAGAAGACGATATTGGAAAAGAACTTGATGCAATTGCTTTGCATTTATCTTATTTATTGTCTATTTCTTCAGACATGAATCTTTGGGATGATACTGCTGTAGCATTATTTATTTCACTATTTCAGGAGATTAATGAAGATAATC